TTTTGCGTCTATCAGCGGGGCAACATTCGAAAACCAAAAGCAGGCTGAAAAGGGTTTATACGTTCGTACCATCATGCCAGAGGCAAACGAATGGATCGGTGGTATTGATTACGACCTGAGAGGTAAAGATCGCCAGACACGTATTATCGCGGATTACTTTTATCTGCCAATTTTCGAAGACGATTTGAAAACCAAATCGGAAGCAAAGCGCACTGCTATAACTAATTTGTCGCTGCTGTTGCAAGACAAACAAATCACCCAATCGGAATACAGATTTGAACTGCAAAAACTTGGCTTTGGCGATGGAAAAGAAATACCACCGCCAGCGGATGACAATCAGTCTGACGTTGAAACGTTAGCGGCTCAGGCTCAATTACGCGGCAGCGTTGGAGGCGTTCAAGGTATTCTAAACATTCAAGCGAGCGTAGCGGCTGGAACAAGTACGCGCGAATCTGCGCTTGGGATATTGACAGTGGTTTACGGATTTACACCAGAGCAAGCCTCGGAAATTTTAGGTCAGCCATCTCAACAAAATCAACAATAACATGGGACGCAAGAAAAAAGCAACCGAAGAAAAACCTTTTGTGCCGGACGAATCAATCAACGAAGTGTTTGTTGATGTGCCGGTAAAGAAGCCAAACCGATACATTGAGCGTATAAATCGCGCTATTGAAAATCGGAAACAACGTAAAGCAAAACGCAATGCCGAAGCAAACGGAACCGAAGATTAAGATTTCCCGCGAGGAAATCGAACGGATCAAAGCCATAAAAAAGGCAATGACTGACAAAAAACAAATTGTGCGCAAATGAACACATTAATGAAAGTTGAAGTAAAAACGTTAATGTTCTTTACAATTGCAACGTACACCGCTACAAGCGTTTGCCAATTAAAAGACTGCATTGAAGTTAACAAAAACGATGGTGGCATTGTGTATTTTTCTGTTAATCATTTTATAGTTGAAGTAACACCTATTGCAAATGAAAACACGCATTGACAAGGCCACATATCAGCGGCTAATCGCGGAAAAAGACTTCCGCTTGGCAACGCAAAAAATGAAAATTGCCGATGCGATTACGCTGCTGCCTAATAAGTCGTTTGAGCCATCCGTTACAAAGGGCCGATACCTTTATGAGAACGATGAGGAAAAAGGCATATTGAAACGGACTATTGTTTCCAACACTTACAATTGGTTAGACAGTCATGGAGACGTACACTTAAATGGCATATTTGCAAAATCAATTCAGGAACGCGGCACGCGCATCCCACACCTGCACGATCATAAGTTTCAACTTGCGGCAAAGGTTGGCCGCCCGCTTTCCTTTGCCGAAGTCGGGATGAAGTGGCGGGCGCTTGGCCATCCTAAAAACGGTGATACGGTTGTATTACTTATGGAAAGCCAAATCGAAGCCAGGCTCAACAAAAAGGTTTACGAGGAATACAAAGACGATGCGGTAGATCAACATTCGGTAGGAATGATTTACACCAAGATTGAATTGGCCGCAAATGATGACAACTACAAATCCGAGTATGAAACCTGGGAAGAAGTGTTCCCATCACTCGGCAACAAAGAGGAAGCAGAAGAAGCCGGATTTTTCTTTGCCGTGCGTGAAGCAAAACTAATCGAAGTGTCTGCTGTATTGTTAGGATCAAACGTACTTACACCAACATTGAACAATAAAATTCAGCCGGGTAAACCCACTGAAAAAACTGAGCCGGTAAAAACCACTCTGAACGTAAATGATTTGGTGGACGTGTATCGCAAATCAATTATAAACTAAAACCATCAAAAAAATGGAAATCGAAGTGAAAGAAATTCAGGAGCTAATCCAAAAGCTCGGAAAAGAACACGGCAGCCAAATTGAGGCCGTGAAGAATGAAATCAAAAAGGCTACGGAAGGCTTGGTAACAACCGAAAAACTTACCGAAACCCTTGAAAAAGCGGGTGTTAAAGCCGATGCAATTGAAAAGCTGACGAAAGCCGTAGAGGCTCAAGGGCTTGAAATCAACAAGATACTGACCGGCAAAGGCGGCAACAAAGACAAGTCTGTGGCCGAATTGATCGAAGAAAAGAAAGATGTGATGGGGCGCATTGCGAAGGGCGAGAAAACGTCTTTCAAAATTGAGGTGCCCGTTACCAAAGCGCCGGTACTCCGCTCGTCCGTTACCAACACCACGCAGGCAATGCGCTTGGATGACATTGGCCAAGTGGCATATCGTAGTTTTACGCTTTCATCTTTGTTCCGTCAACGCCCGATTGCGCCTAACTCAAACGGGATTGTTCGTTATGTGGATCAATCGGCACCTACCCGCGCGGCTGCGTCCGTTGCTGAAAATAACGCTTTCCCGGAATCTACCTTTCCGTGGCAAGAGTACACTTTGTCGCTGCAAAAAATTGGCGACCAAGTGCCGGTGTCAATGGAAGCCTTTAACGATGTTGACTACATCGCTGGCGAAATTGAACAACTGTTACAAGTTAACGTTGGCTTGCGTGAAGATGCTGATTTGTGGAATGCCAATGGTATTGCTCCAAACATTACCGGTATCCTTACGTACGCGCCAACGTATGTAGCGCCTGATTTGCAACTGGATGAGCCGAACTTGTTTGACCTAATCGTAAAAGTGGCCGAGCAAATTAACGCTGGCCGGGAATCGAAATTCCGCGCAAGCACCGCGATTATTTCTTACGCTCGCTTCAACGAGATGCTGATTAAAAAAGCCGTTGACGGTCATTACCTGAACCCGCAATTTGTGCAATTCTTACCAGATGGAACCGCTAATGTAAATGGCGTTCGCGTGATTCCTCATGCCTTGCCTGGAGTAAACGAAATGCTGGTGGGTGACTTTAATTGGGCCACTCAGTTTACCGCTGGTGGAATTGAGGTTGAAATGGGATTCATCGCAAACCAATTCATCAACGATATGATGACGATTAAGGCGCGTAAGCGTACTGCGTTACTCGTTCGTAACGTTGACCTGAATGCATTTGCAAAAGTGACTGACATTCCTGCTGCTATTGCATTGCTTGACTAATCGAATGGTGTAACGAAAAAGTAAAAGAAGAAAAATGAAAACTAAATTCAATTTCCTGATCGTGGGCTTGGTAGCCTTGTTCACGATTATTGCTGCGCCTTCGAATGGCCAGACGGTTAACTTGGTGTCCGGCACATCGGCACTTTTTGAAACCGTTGTAAATACCGGTACTGCGTTTCTGACTACTCCGCGATTGCTGCAAGAACGTGCAAGCTATACGGTCGTACAGGTAAACGTTACGAAAGTATCCGGTACGGTTGGTGGCACTATTACGCTACTTGGCTCGCTGGATGGGACAAGTTTTGTTGCATTGCGAACCATTGAAACGCAAACCGCTCTGCCAACGATTACCGCTGCTGACGCTACTGCTGCCTATCACTGGCGCATTAACGGTAGTCCGTTTCCGTTTTACCGCGTGAGCTGGACGGGAACTGGTACCATGAACGCCACGTTCACGGCTCAGGCTTATTTTATGCGGCAGTAAAAAAAACAATTCGATGCTATTCACAGCCCTAACGGATTTTGTTGCGCCTCCTTACACGGTGCGCCAATCGCCTGATAGCGATAGTGGCCTCACTGCGTTCTTTACTCGTAAAGAAAAAGAGATATTACAAAAGACGTTGGGGCTGATTTTTTGGAACGCTTTAAAATCTGGCGTTGAAGCCTTGCCTGCTGAATGGACGACAACGCCGCATCCACACTACAGTATAGGTGATCGCGTGGTTTATGGATTATCGATTTATCAATCGACTATCAACAATAATCAAAACGTGCCCGATACTTTAATTGGCTGGACGCTGCAACCTGTCGACCGATGGCTGGTCTTAAAAAAAGGCACCACGTATAACTGGAGCGGATTCGAACAACAATGGTTAGGCTTTAACGAGGCAATTGTGCCGTACCTACATGCTGAATACTTGCGTGAATACGCGCATAGCATTACCGGGTCTGGTGCGGTAATAAGTGCCGCAGAAAATGCCACTATTGTAAACCCTACTCCGATGATTGTTGCGGGGTACAATCGATTCGCGGAACTTATCGGCGTGTTGTACGATGACCAATATCCATCTGCCAACGAAAACCAAGATTCGCTATATGGTTACCTTTACGAAAATTATGAGGACTTTAATGACCTGGTAACAAGTAAAGGGTACACCGACTTCCGCGAATACCTGGCAGACAAATTCTGTTACCCGGAATACATTAACGCCTTCGGTTTATGAGAATCATCGAGGATGATATCGGAACCGTAGTGCAGTTAATGCGAACGCTGAACGGAGATGCCGCAGAGGATGCGCCTTACTACATGTTTGGTCACGTTGCCGAAGTTAACGAGCGCATAGTTGCAATGGCCAAAAGCCCGGCAAGGTACAATAAAAGGTTTCCGCTAATTGTTTTGCGGTTGCCCACCACACCTGAGCGTGATGGCGACATGCTGCGATATAGCCTTAACCTTGCCATTATTGCGGCCACTGAAAAGAACCTGAACGCAGAGGAGCGATTAACGCGGGTGTTCAAACCAACATTGTTTCCGCTGTACGAACGATTTTTTGTAGCCCTCAAACGTTCGGGTTTGTTTATGTGGAGCGGCAATTTGCAACGCCCAGAACACACGTCTATCAACCGTTACTTTTGGGGCACACCCGAAGAAACATTGAACAATAAAAAAGCGGCTCAGCGTCAGGTTTTTAGCGATCCAATTGATGCAATCGAAATTGTGAATTTGAGAATTAACCAAAAAGAAACTAACTGTTAAAAAATTATGGCAGAAATAATCTGTTCTACTGACCCTAAGCAAAACCTTGGTGCCAGTAAGTGTAACAAGTTGCCCGGTCTGTTTGCTGGAGCCATCACGACTCCTGCCAATTTCAGTATCCCGGCTGCAACGTTGGCTAACCCTGCCGCACTGAAGACGTTTCTTCAGAATGCGCTCAAGGCTGGTCTTGCTTCCCGTATTTACTTGTGGCCTACCTTCTCGAATTGCGAGGCTGTGAGTGAAGAGGTGGTGTACGAAGAAACTCCACTGACTGACATTCGTGTCCGTCAGGGCAAGTATCGTTTTCGTGCACACATCTCCAAGAATCTGTGTCTGCACAAAGCTATGTTCAGCCACTCCGGCTCTGACGACCGTGTGATTTTCTTTGATTTGAACAACAACTTCTTTATGACGGAGCTGTCCAACGGAGATGGCGCTGGTTTCCGTACCAGTCTTATCAACGTTGAGAAGTTGATTATCAGCGATGGAAGTGTTGCGACCAAGAGCCCGGTGTATTTTGTACTGAAAGACCACAACGAGATTGACGATCGTGGGTTGATGATCCCTGCCGACTTTGTTGGTGAGTTGATTCCATTGACTGACGCGGAAATCATTCTCAGCAGTGTTCTTGCAGGCTCTTTCACTGCTACGGTACGCTCGAAGTGTGACGGCACTCCTGTTAGTGGATTACTGCTGGCAGATTTCCTTGCCTTCACAGCCGCTGGAGGTGCACAGAATCCTACCTCAGTAACGGAAACTTCCGTTGGCTCAGGGGTGTACAACGTAGTCCGTACGGGCAATTTCGTTGACGGTACTGTGACGCTTCGAGATGCTTCGTTGCTGACCGTGACAGCGTTTGAGGTACTGACTTCGGCCACACTGGATGTGTCTTAATGCTTGAGAAGCTAAAACAAGCTGCTGTTAATTTAGCTGCCTTAGACCTGGAGCGTGTCGCGCTTCAGGCTCTAAGACAGAATGAGCAAGCCGTATTGGACTTTAACAGAGAGCAGCTTCAAGACTCCTTTGATCGGGAGGGGGAACCATTGGGAGAGTATGCCAGTATTGCGTACGCAAACATGAAAGGTCGAATTACAGTAGACCTGAAATTGACCGGTGACTTTTACAATGCAATGTACCTGAAAGCAGATGAGTTCTCGGTATTATTTGATTCGAGAGACGAGAAGACTACAGAACTAAAAGCGAAGTATGGTGAAGAGATTTTTGGAACGGATAAAGTCAACACTGAAAGAGTGGCGCAACAGATTGTTCTCCCGGAAGTCTCCAAAGCCATCTTGGAAAATATTTGACTACTCTAAAATACCATTAAAAGTCTTTATGCAAATAGCGGAGACTCAAGAATACAAGCAGTTAGTGGTGAGTGGTAATCCACCTCAGGAGGTTCTTGTGAATACTTGGGAGGAGATTATTAAGAAGAACAGTACCAGTTCAAATAACAATCAGTTTTACCACTACATTCGCACGTTGAAGGCTTACGAAAAAGTAGTGGCTGAGTACACCTTAATCCGAACTGCCATCATTATACTTGCTTTTAAAGTAGATCAACAAATTATTTCCGATCTCACTGCCCGTGGTTATAAATTTTCATACTCCAATACAGAGGAGTATGACGCAGCTCTTTCTGAGTTAGTAAGACGTTCGTCCGAACTCACCACGCGTATTCGTATGCTACAATCTGAGGTAGCTAACTTTAAGGGGGAATCTGAAAACGCCATTACCTTCGAAGAGTTGATGGCTACCTTATGTGTACAATTAGGTTTCACAGTCCCTGACGACATTACTCTTGCAAGGTACAACGAGTACAAAAAGATTATAAAGAAACGGTCTGAGCCCAAAGGAAAATGAGTATTCAAAAACAAGACATTCTATCCCAGGAAGCTATTGACGCTCCGTTAGTCCTCAGCAAGAACATGATGGAGGCCGTCAACTCTGCCTACAAACTTATGGAGGTAACGAAGAGTTTCAACGCTGCTGCTAATGGAGATAGCCCCTCGAAACACAAGAAAGCTATTGAAGATTTAACATTAGCTCAAATGGAGCTAGAGAAAATCCAGAAGCAAGTGGCCACTGCCGAAGCTCGAAACACTCAAGCTTACCAAGATCAAATCAAAGTACTTCAAAAAGTTAAGGAAGAGACTAGACAAAAGTCTGTTCTTGGTGATAAGGATGCAAAGTCCGTTAAGGCTCAGACTTCCAGCCTTCATGAATTGGAAGCTGCCCTCAAGGCGAATCGTAATGCCTACCGCGAACTCCGCAGTGACCAAGAACGAAACAGCGATAGTGGTCGGGAGTTATTGAAGGTTATTGAAGAACAAGACCAAGCCGTGAAAGACTTGAAGGCAAGTATGGGTCAGCACCAAGATAAGGTTGGCCAATATGAAAACGCCACTAAGGAATTGAAGCTGGAGTTACGTGCGGCTAAAGATGAGATGGCAGGAATTGCAGCAACGCTTGGTACAGGCAGTCCAGAATTTATTGCCGCTGCTCAAAGAGCCGGTAAATTGAAAGACGAACTTAATGATATTAATGATGCGGTGAAGAACACTCAAGCCTCAGGAGTGGAAAACATTGCAGGGTCTTTTCAACAATTGGGGTCCCAACTTCGAGCTGGGGACTTGAGCGGTGCGGCCACTTCGGCCAATCAGTTAGCAGCAAGTTTGAAGGGAATGTCTTCCAAAGAAATTATTGAAGGCTTGGGAGGAATCGGAAAGTCCTTTAAAGCCATTGGAGTTGCTTTGTTCTCCAATCCAATTTTCTTGGTCGCGGGTGTATTGGTTGCCGCTGCTGCTGCATTCAAGTGGTTTTCGGATATTGCTGACGAAGTTAGTCAAAAAGCTATTGAGCGCTACGCTAAGGAGAGAACAACGATGGAAGAAAGATACGATCTGGAAATTAGACTGCTTCAAATACGAGGTGAGGCAACTTTTGATCTAGAGCGCAAGAAACAAGAGGAGATTATTAAGAGTGTCGATAGGCAAAGAGAGGCCGGTGTTGCCGAAGTAAATAAAGCAAAGACACTTGCTCTTTGGTTACTGGGCAACAAAGCGGTTTACTTTAAAGAAAACCGTAAGCTGACTGAGGACGAGGAAGCCGAGTTGTTAAAGATTCGCCAAGATGCATCCAAAGAGTTGTTATTGATTGACGCTGAAGAACAGGCCACCAGAACAAAAAACGCTAAGGAACTTACTGCCAAATTGAAGGCTGAATTAGAGCAGCGAATTCAAAACGAGATCAATGCTGACTTGCAACGGGCTCAGATGTTAAACGAACAAGATAAGAAGCGGAAAGAAGAGTTTGATGCAATGCTTGTTCGTTTACAGGAATTGAAGACTTGGGAGGAGCAGGTACAAGAAGTCATAAATGGATACGGAGAGGAGACTACAGAAAAGTTTATGAGTCAGTCTGAACGGCGCAAAAAACAGTTCATGGATGAGACTATGTACATGACCTCTCTGACCAACGAGTTAGTAGCTACAATTCAGGGAGCGCTCCAGTCCAATGATAATTTTATCAGGGCGCTTTCGAAAGGAGCCTTGGTGTTCCTACTTAATCAGGTTGAGAAGGAGTTACTGGCAGTGCAGCATGCTACCATTGCAAAGGCTACAGCTCAAGCCTTATCTACCCCAGATTCTGTTCTTACCTTCGGAGCTACTGGTATAGCGAGAGCCCTTGCAATCTCAGGGCTGATTAAAATTGCATTTGCTACAGCCCGATCTCAAATAATGAAATTCGAAAAAGGTACCGACTTCGCACCGGGAGGTTTGGCAATTGTTGGGGAGAAGGGGCCAGAGTTGATTCAAACTCCTTCTGGGAGATTCTCCTTGTCTCCCAATGGGCCTTCACTCACTTACTTGGAGAAAGGCTCTAAGGTGTTTACTGCTGACGAGACCAAGGCTCTTGCGCTTTCAGGCATTGGTGTAGAGCAACGTATGAACTCAGAGCAGCTTGGTATGCTGACAATGGCTAAGGTAATGAGGGAGGAGAATAAAAAGTTGATAGCTGCTTACAAATCCTCTCAACCGAGCTTAGTGCGCCAAGGTTCGTTGCTCTATGAAGTTCGGGAAGACGAGCACAGAAATAGAAAGTTGATTCGTAGATCAGTAATGGGCAAATGACTCCGGCATTCAGAACCTACTTCATCCATCCAAGTATTTCTGGAGGACAGCAAATTGTAACCAACCCTGCTGGGTGGAAGGATATTACTCTGTCCCTTGAGCGGCATGAGGAATACCACACGCTAATTGAACACTTCAAAGGCAACTTCATGTGGTACGGTTCGGCCTTTGAAACTCTTAGAACTATTAGGAACTCATTTGGCCCCAGTACTGTAATTGGAGTAAGATTCGAGATTTCTTTTGAAGAGGGGGTGTGGGAAACTTTATATACCGGAACCATTCGACTTATTCAGATGGAGGAACTTTCAGCCGGAGACCAGGAGTATAAAATTGTAGCACCTGTTATTCGAGATGATTTTTGGAGTAAGTTCATAAACCAAATAAAGAAGCCTGTTGATCTTCTATCTACTGGAGCTGTAGGTGGAGGCACTGTAACAGTAGTTCCGAAAACTATTGTTAAAATGCGAAGTCAACTGTTGCTGAAGCAGATTCGTGCAGATAGGGATTCAGCAACTCCTTTTTTTGGGGCAACTTACACAGGCAACACTACTAAGTATTTTATCCCTGCTCTCTCAGCCAATCAACTAAATGATGATGTTGGAGAGTTTTTTGGTATTGAAGACCAAGTTAGTAACAATCTTCCTACAACAGATAGACTATTTTTCCTAAAACTTAATTCCAGAAGTACAGGAGATTGGGTGTTCTCCAATGAAATGCGAATGAAGATTACTGTCGGAGACCCCCAAAACTTTGACACAATATCTGCTGATATTTTTATTGTTCGTAGAAAAATAGAAACTGGGGTCTTGGATATCCACACTACAGTATTTTTGCCACATACTGTTTTGACTAATGTTCCTTATGATAGTGGGTGGTTGAATTTCGGAGCGCTTCAACCTTCATTCAATCCTACATTTACCGACTGTTCAGCAGGAGATGAATTTTATTTTTATATCCGTGTGACTTCGAATCTTGAGGCATTTGGTAGTACCAACAGAGTTCATTTTGATGTTGCTAGCACAAACCGTTTATATGCTCAGACTAACAGCTCATTTCCAGATTCCTCCACGGATGCATTCCTTATAAAAGATGCTGCGGATAATATACTGCGTAAGTACACTTCCAATAACTCTCCCCTAGTATCAACTAAATTCAGCAACGCTACCTTTAATAGGAACGCAATTTTTAGAGGCAAACACAATCGTGGTTATGACTTCGCCACCAAGGAGATTTCAATGTCATTTGACGAGTGGTGGAAAGGAGCTGACCCGATGTTCAATCTTTGTTTAGGGTACACTAAGGTTTTAGGTGAAGACAAAATTTACATTGAGGATAAGGCATACGCTTTCAATCCTACTGTTATTGTTAATTTTCCAGATTGTCGAAACATAGTACGAAGGTTTGATGCAGAGAGGTTTATAAATAGTGTGGAGATTGGTTATCAGAAATGGAGTGCTGAAAGTAGTTCAGGTATTGATGACCCTCAGACAAAGCAGACCCGAAATGTACAGGCGGCTACCTTTGGGGAAGACTTGAAAATTTTAAGTTCCTTTATAACTGCTGGGCTGGCTATTGAGCGGAGCAGGAGGAACAAACTAGAGTTTGGCAAGGATGACCGATTGGATGAGGACATGATGCTGGTGTCTGTTATTCCGGATGGAAGTAATTGGCAACTTGAGTTTGCGGAAAACTTTGCTTCAATAACTGGAATTTTAAACTCCTCTGCAAGAGCCAATCTTCGCCACACTGTGATGAGGGTCTTTAAACGGTGGAGGAATTTATTCAACTATGATGGGTTGTTGTACATGTTTGGAAGAGGAGAGGGAAATAACTTAGCTCAAACTAGATTACGTCCTACTGATTATGAAGCTACTACCAATCCTGACGAATTAATAAATGAGCGGTCAAACTACTCATCTACGGGTTCACCAAGGCTTTGGTACCCTTACTTGGTGGAAGTCGGTAATTATGAAATGAGCTGGGAAACGTACAAGTTGCTGAATGAAAATAAGAATAACGCAGTGGGAATTAGTAGAGGAAGTACTGGATTTATTCCCTGTTATCTATTAGATTTAGACTATTCAGTATTCAAAAGCAAGGCGAACATGCTCCTAATTCAGAGAAACAATGAAGAACTATGAGAATTATATTACTGTAACTGACGTAGAGCCATGAGCATAAATATCTCAAATGCAATACCGATTCAGTTTTGGCCGCTTGGCGTTCCCACTTACAACGAAAAGCCGGAGCCCGGTGTAGATCATGCGTGTTACTTTAAAAAGTGGAACGCTGAAGATGAAATCGCATTGCAGTTTTACGACACAAGCGATTTCAATTATCAGCTTGAAATTTTAGACAAGGCCGGAACGGTGCTGCACACACGGGCCTTTACTAAATCATTTGTAAATGGTATCTACGTTTTTGATACGGGTTTCCGTTGGACGGACATTGGAGTAGATAACGCCTACGTCCGGGCTCAAATTGTGCTGTCGTTCTTTGATATTAACGGTGGGGTGGTTGACCCAATTGAAGCGGTATCCGGAACCATAACCAACACCGTGACGGCATTCAATATTTCAGGTGGCGTAAACGATCCAGTGGAAGCCGTGGCCGGAACTATCGTTAATGCCATCCCTTACGACATCGTTGGCAGCTTGTTTGGATTTACTAGCTTCCTATTCTGGGAGTCACGATTTACAAACACCCTGGAAATTAAATCATTTAGTTTAGATACCAGCTTAGGATTAAGCGATACCGAAAGCGGTATTTTGCAAAGCGATGGCACTGGCAACGTAACTGGCCGGGCGCAGAAAACATCAAATGGCGGCATTGCTCAAGATGTCGGTTTGGTGAAATTCTACAAAAACGGAACTGCTGTGCACACCCATGTATTCAACATAGGCGACAACATGTCGGAAATCATTTACAACTACACTGAGCTTCTGCCTACGGATGACTTAGCAATAGAAATTTATGAACGGAGTGTTCCAATAGAAGAGTAAAAAAAAAGTTAAATAAACAATTTATGGCGTACAGAAAAAACACGAACTACCGCAACTCAATCGCAAACCATAAGGCCGGACTGTTTGCTAACGGCACTGTCCAAATTCGAACCGGAACTCAGCCAGCTTCGGCAAACGATGCTGCTTCCGGCACGTTGCTTTGCACGATTACGCTACCGGCAAGTCCATTTACTGCGGCCAGCGGTGGCGTGATTTCAAAAAATGGAACCTGGTTAGGCCTGGCATCAGGTACCGGCACGGCTGGATATGCCCGCTTCATAAGCTCATCCGGGTTAATCGTGATGGATATGTCCGTAGCAGAATCAGGAGCGGATTTGATTATAGATGACGATGCAATCACGTCCGGGGCAGCCGTAAACATTACCGGTTGCACCATAACCGTACAGGCTTAACCGTATGGCAAAGGTCGTTATCGCTCGGTCTGATCTTCAAAACGTGCGCGATTTGCACGAGGATTCGCTATTGGTAACGGTATCGAACGATTCAGACTTTGCCGGGATTATTTACAATTCGGGTTCGCCCGCTTTCAATCACCGGATTTTTGCCCGATTTTACGAGGAGCGATACCCCGAAGAAAACGAAAGCGTGGAGGATGGCAGCGGAAGTATTGACAAACTTTCGAGCACGACTAAAACACAGCGACATTTGGAGGTTGAACCTATGCCGCCTTACGAGCACAAAAAACTAAAACTTGCCTTGCAGCACAATTCGATTTTCATTCAAAACCAAAGTTGGTTGAAAGAGGAAAATTACGAGATGGAAAAGCTATCGGATAAGTACCCGTTTTTTACTGGTGCAGTTTTCTTAACTTTGAAGGACGAAAATTATTTAAACTTGCTTTGAGAAATGGAAACATATATGGCCAGGTAACCAATCACGCGGAGATAACCCCTACCGTGCAGGATACCAACGTGCTATACAACTCAGGCACTCAAACTTTGTCATGGACAAAAGGCAACGGAGAACAGTCGCTAGTTGTTGCCAGTAAAAAGCCGTTTGATTTCTTTCCCCTTGACGGCATTACATACTCAAAGGCAGACGATAACCCGCGCTTTCAAGTTGTTTACAGAGGTAAAGGAACATCGGCAAGTGTGGCCGAACAGGATTTATCTGAGGGGCTTTTCTTTTACGTTTGCGCGTTTGATGGAGTGCAAAGCACAGAAAAGTATTACAGACGCGGAATACCTTTTATCTTTGTGCCGCCACCTTCGGCGGAGGAAGGCTTTATATTGATGGAAGACGGTACAACGCCTATTGGCCTTGAAGATGGCACTGGAAACATTTTAGTAGAGTAATAAAAACAAAATCTATATGAGCTTAATCGAAAATGCAAACCCAAAAAGAAACCCTGTAACTACAATGTTGGGAGCCGTGTTCATGTCCATATCCGCGACTATGTACGCGATCAAATATATTCTGCCAGCGTTCTTTGAACTAAAAACAGAGATACCTTACGACTGGCACACACCTCTTTGGCCTTTAATTTTAGGCCTGTTTCTTTTGTTTATGAACGAGAATTATTTCGACAAAATTTTTAACCGTGCTGAAAAAATCGTAAGCAAAAAAACAGAAACGGAATGAAACGTGAATTACTATCCATCTTAATCGCTGCGCTGATTTTGCTACTTGTTGCGCTTGCGGCAAGTGCGCAAAGCGTTAAAATAAGCGACATGCCAGCAGCCACTGACCCAACTGGTACGGAGTTAGTGCCTGTGGTACAAGGAGGGGCTAACAGAAAGATGAGTATATCTCAGTGGCAGAATTTGTTTCCCCTTCTTTCTGGTAGCTACTCCAATCCTTCGTGGTTAAATTCTTTAGCTTGGAGCAAGATCACTGGCACCCCCACCACTCTTAGCGGGTATGGAATTACCGGTGCTGAAACTTTGCAATCACTGCGTGTGAACGGCACTGCTGGCGCTGGCTTTTTGCAGATGGATTGGCAGAGTGCCAACCCAACGGGTGCCGCAAGCCGAACAACGCTTTGGGCAGATAATAGCGGACGATTGAACTGGAGGTTAGGCACAGGTGGAAGTTCGTTCATACGCACTTTTGACGCAACTGGCATAACAGCCGATCGTACTTATACGCTGCCCGATTTCAGCGGCACGTTGCTGGCGATAGGAACTAATGCCTTGGGCGCAAACAATGTGAATCTACTGAACGGGAATTTGCTGGTTGGGCCCACGGGTGCCACTATTACAGACAACACAAGGCTGGACGTCCGTGGTACGGGTACTACATCTTCGACCTTTGGTTTGCGCGTGGCTAATAGCGCCAACGTAACACGATTAACACTAAACGATGAAGGTACATTGAATTTAACAACAACGGCTACAACGCATACATGGATAGGAAGTTCTTATCAAGGCTGGTCGTCACTTATTGGCGGAGGAGGTGGATCAAATATTAATGTGGGCCAAATAAATTCTATTGCGGGGGCAACAAATCCATTTCGCTTTGATCTTTCATCAATACCTACTGGTGGTGCTGCGATGGAGATACGGGAGACGACTTCTGACACAAATATAGGTGGAGTCAACTCAGGTGTATTTATCCGCACCAAAGGAGGATTTACAAGAAATTCCGGTACGAATACGCATACGCATTTGCAGCTGAATCCAACCTATAATACTACAGCAAGCTACAGCGGGACAATCAACGGCATTGACTATAACCCAACACTGACGTCTCTTACAGGCGCAACTCACATC